TTATAAGTCCGTAGAGAAAATGGAAGAGACTCAAGAGATGAACATGACAAACAAAGTTAATATAGAATTTTTAAGAGCACAGCTAGATAAAGCATTAGAAGATATAGAAGTATTAAAAGATAAAGTTAGACAAAACGGAAGCGGAGCACACTAATGGAGTTGATTATAGCCCTACTTATGATTGTCAACGGAGAGATCAAGGAACACAGAATACAAGAAACTATGTCTGACTGTCTTAAAGGTAAAAGAGTTGCAATGAGAACTAATAAAAATAATAACATTCAATACCAGTGTATAAAATCGATGGCTGAGCTTGAATCTAATATTGACGGTAGTAAAAGTATAAAAAAACTGATATTAGAATGATGAATGAATATATTAGCATTGCATCTGGGGCACGATGGTGCTGCAACAATTATATCAGGTGATCAAGTTATTGCACATCACCAATTAGATAGATTTAATAAATTTAAAAACGAATTTTTTCCTACCTACGAAGTTCTACAAAAAATAAAAGACCTTAATATAAAGATAGATAAAGTTGTTACAACTTCAATGGGAGGTATTAACTTTCCAGTTTGGTATTTTATAAAAAAGTTTTTTGATCTAGAACACAAAGATTTAATAGATGTTGCACAAACACAACACCACATATTTCATGCTGAATGTGTTAAATTTTTTTACCAACAGCAGGATAATTTTATTACTTATGTGGCTGATGGTGATGGTGCTGAACATTTTCTTAAACATCAATCTGAATATTTGAATACTCTAAGAGTTATCGAAAACGAAACTATTTTAAATAGTAAACATGAAAATTTATATAAAAAATACAACAGCTCAAAACCAATGAATGTTTTTTCTGAAAATTTAAGAATACATAATGGTGTATCTTTCGGAAAAGGTTATCAAAAACTTACTTTTGAATTAGGATTAGAAGAACATGAAGAAGGTAAAGCTATGGCTCTTTCTTCATACGGTAAATACAAAGAAGATATATTTCAAGGACTTATATTCAATGATTCTTGGAATATAAATTTAATAAATGATATTCAAGATTCTTATGATTCTAAAAATAAATATAACAGGTTTATGTTAAATCCAGATATAAACCATCTATCTAAAGATTCACCAACCTTAGATTTTGTACACACTTTTCAAAAAGCTTTTGAAGCACTTTATCTGATTACACTTAACAAAGTAAATTACAAAGGTAAAACAATTCTATTGACAGGTGGATGTGCACAAAATGTATTGAATAATACTAACCTAAAAAATAAATTAGATAATAAAGTATTGGCTGACCCTTTTAATGGTGACTTCGGTATATCTTTGGGTGCTGCATTGAGTGCTACAAATGAAAAGGTAAAACCACTTAAACACATTTGTTGTGGATTTGAACCTTCAAAAGATTTAGTAGCTTTTTCTAATTATCAAGTAAAAAATACTTCTGCAAAAGAAGTAGCTGCTATTCTAGTCAAAGAGCCAGTAGCCATAGTATCTGGTAAGAGTGAACAAGGACAACGAGGTTTAGGTTTTAGGTCATTATTAGGTAATCCTTTTAATAAAGATATTTTAGATAAGATAAATCGTATAAAAAAAAGAGAATGGTACAGACCATTTGCATGTACTGTACTTGAGCAAGATGCAAGTAAATATTTTCATATGGATAAAAATGAAACATCTCCATATATGATGTTTGTTTACAAAGCTAAAAATGACTTAACTAAAAATGTATGTTCAGTAGATGGATATAGCAGAATACAAACTCTTAATAAATCTTTTCACCCTAAATACCATGAGCTAATAACTTGTTTTAAAAAACAAACAAAACACCCAATAGTTTTAAATACTTCTTTAAATTTACCTGGTCATGTATTATGTGAAGAATATTCTGATGTTGCATTTATGATGAATAACTCAGATTTAAAGTATTGTTATTTAGCCGATTATAATAAATTAGTATGCAAGAAGTAGTATCCTCAATCCTACCTGAAAATATCAACAAAGATATAATACAATTATTAAAACAAACTGAAGGTTGGTATTTTGGTTTTGATGAAAAAATACCAAATAGTTTTTTAAATGAAGATGAAGGATTAGCACTTAGAACTTTTGGTGACAATTGTATTGTAAATAAAAACACACAAACCTTAAATATGTTTGCACATATAGTTGCATCTATTGTTTGTAGTAAATTGAAAGTTAAATTTAAGGGATTAAAAAGAGTTAATTATAACTTTTATCATCCTCTTTCTAGAGGTAAGCTACATATTGACAGTGAGCATCCAAACTGTGTTAGTATTCTATATAATTTAAATACAAATGATGGAACAACTGAAATTGATAATTCACAATTTGTTAGCAAAGCTTCAGAAGCTATTGTTTTCGACAGTAATAAAGTTCATAGAGGGACTGGACCTACAAAAGGATTAAGATATAATTTAAACATTATTATTTACACATGAATTTATCTCGTAACTTCACTCTTCAAGAATTAATTAAATCAGACACTGCTGTTAGGTTGGACATCAATAACAATCCAAATTCAGGTCAGATAGAAAAACTAAAAGCACTTTGTGAAAATATTTTGCAGCCAGTGCGTGATCACTTTGGCAGGGTCAAGGTGACGAGCGGTTTCCGTTCAGAACAGCTGTGCCTAAAAATAGGTAGCTCAGTCAACAGCCAACATGCAAAAGCAGAGGCGGCAGATTTTGAATGTATGGGAACTGACAATGCTGAATTAGCTGATTGGATTTATATGAACTTAGAATTCGATCAATTGATTCTTGAGTTCTATACTCCTGGTGAGCCTAACAGTGGGTGGATACATTGCAGCTATACTACCGACCAACCAAGAAAACAATTCTTGCATGCATACAAATCAGAGGGTAAAACTAAATACAAACCAATAATGGGAAAGGCTAAAGATTTAGTTTAATGGCAATATCAAGAGGACAAATACCAGCACAAATAGATGGTAAACTGAGAGGTGCAAGAGGTGAAAAAAGAAAAAAATTACGAGTCAAAGTCAAACCCAGTCGCAAAAAACCTAAGGTCTTCAAAGTTTAGTCAAAAAGTGGTACAATTAAAGAAGTTGTACAACCGCAAAAAGGATAAGTTATACACTTACAAAGCCGCGGCTAAAAAGGAGAACATATAGATGGCGACATCAGGAACTACTAGCTTCAATTTAAATATTGATGACATAATAGATGAAGGTTATGAAAGATGTGGTCTTTCAACTAATGCAGGTTTTGATTTAAAATCTGCTAGAAGAAGCCTAGATTTATTATTTGCTGAATGGGGCAATAGAGGAATTCATTTATGGAAAGTAGCTTTACAAGAAGTTGCTTTGGTTCAAGGACAAGCTAAATATGCAGTAGCATCAAATGTAAGTGATGTTTTAGAAGCTTTTGTATCTAGCTCTGCTGCAGCAAGTGATAATGCTAATACACAAGATATAGCATTAACAAAAATTGATAGATCTGCTTATTCAGCATTACCTAATAAATTAGCAACTGGACAACCATCACAATACTATGTGCAAAGACACAAAACACCTAATATATATTTATACCAAGCTCCAGATTTGAACACTTATAATACATTGAAATACTATGTAATAAAAAGAATAGAAGATGCTGGTGCTTACACAAACGATGCTGATGTAGCATATAGATTTCTTCCGTGCATGTGTGCAGGATTAGCTTATTATTTAGCTATGAAAAAGTCACCACAACTTGTACAACAAAATAAATTAATTTACGAAGATGAATTGAAAAGAGCATTAGATGAAGATGGTCAAAGAGCTTCAACATTTATTACACCTCAATCCTTTTACCCTACTGGAGTTTAATTATGGGTAAATGGGCAACAGGTAAAAGATCACACGCTATATCAGATAGATCTGGACAAGCTTTTCCTTACAATGAAATGGTCAAGGAATGGAATGGATCATTAGTTCATTACTCTGAGTTTGAACCTAAGCATCCACAGATTAGAAGAAGACAAGCTGTTTCAGATGCTATTGCTTTGGCTAATGCTAGACCACAAAGATTTCAAAACCCCAAAACTGTTGCTCCACAAGATATTACCTTAGCTGATTCTGGTGGAGCTTCGGTTGCAGTTGCTAATTTATCATTACCTGGTGATTTTGCTTTTTCAACTCAGACTTTTATTACAACAGGAGATGGACAAACCACTTCAGTATCAAGTATGGTACCAAACAATCCATCACAACAAAATAGAAATAGACAACTTTCTATTGGTTTAGCAAAAGTAACAGTGAGTATTGCATAATGGCTATAACATTTTCTAATTTTTTAACACAAGTCAGAGACTACACAGAAGTATCTTCAACTGTATTAACTGATAGTATTATTCAAAATTTTATTAGGGCTACAGAACTAGATATAGCAGGTAAGGTTGATTATGATGACTTAAGAAAATATTCAACATCTACTTTCAACACTGGTAAGAGATTTGTAAATTTACCTGCCGATCTTACAATTATTAGATCAGTCCAAGTTATTGAAACTAATGGAACTAGAACATTTGCTGAAAAAAGAGATACAAGTTTTATATCAGAATATAATAGTAACGCTGCTACGGGATTACCTAAATATTGGGCTAATTGGGATGACTTTAATCTTATTGTAGCTCCAATACCTGATCAGGCTTATACTATTCAAGTTAATTATATAACTGATCCACCAGAATTTACATCTTCAAACCAAACTTTTTTAGCAAAATATCAAGAGTCGATGCTGTTGCATGGTACATTAGTAGAGGCTTTTTCTTTCTTAAAAGGTCCCATGGATCTATACACACTATACAAAAAGAAGTATGATGAGGAAGTACAAAATTTTGCTCTTCAACAAATGGGGAGAAGAAGACGTGCAGAATACGATGATGGGGTACCAAGAATTAAAATACCTTCACCATCGCCAAACACTATTAGTTAATTTTAAGGAGAACAACTATGGCAATAACAGCAAATACAATCACAAATTCTTTTAAAAAAGAATTGATCGAGGGTAAACATAACTTCAGTAATTCTGGAGGAAGTGTTTTCAAATTAGCGATGTACACAAGTGCTGCCACTCTAGGAAGTGGAACTACGTCATTTACAACTGGCTCTGAAGCTAGTTCGTCATCTGGCGGATACTCATCTGGAGGAAGAGCTTTAGTAAACACAGGAACTTCTGTTTCATCTGGAATAGCAATTACAGATTATGCAAACCTGTCTTTTACTGGAGTAACTTTGACAGCAAGAGGTGCATTGATTTACAATACGTCTAACTCTAATTCGGCTGTGGCTGTGTTGGATTTTGGTGGTGATAAAACTGCAACTGCAGGAACATTTACTATCCAATTCCCAGCGTTTACAACTTCAGCTGCTATATTAAGAATAGCGTAAGGAAGAATATGAATGGCAAACACTTGGGATACGCTTAGTTGGGGACAAGGAAATTACGGTGAACAAAACAATACCACACCGATCCCTGCCGGACTACTTGCGAACCTAAGTGTTGGCCCTCCAACCTACGAAGGAGAAATTAACGAAGGTTGGGGAAGAAAAGGATGGGACACACTATCCTGGGGTATTTCCGGAACCCTTATATCTGACGGATTACAATTAAACTCATCACAAGGACAAGTCGACATTGATACTGAAATAAACATCGGTTGGGGTCGATTAGGTTATGGTGTTAATCCATGGGGTATTGGAGGAACTGTAATGCCTCAGCAGATGTCAATGACAACTGCAATAGGTTCTGTTGAAACAACTGCTGATGTAAATTTAGGTTGGGGCAGAAAAGATGGTTGGGGCACAAGAGGTTGGGGTAATGCTCAACAACAAGTTCCTGCACCTACTTACTCGATTCTAAATATAGGCTTTAATGGAGCAGGGGTCACCATAGACGGTGAAATCAATGCAGGTTGGGGTAGAGAGTCATGGGGTAAATCTGGATGGGGAATCCAAGGTACTCTTCAAACAAAATCATTACAAGCAAATATTTCTACAGGACAAGTTACTGCAATTGGAATTGTACAAAAAGGTTGGGGTAGAGAAGAAGGTTGGGGAACAAGAGCTTGGGGTGCTTTTGAACAAATCGCAGCTATTACAGGTCAACAATTAAATTCAAGTCTTGGTACTATTGAGATTGATGCAAAAATTCAAATAGGTTGGGGTAGACAAGAATGGGGTAGTCAAGCTTGGGGAGTTGCGTTCTCTGCTGCCGCTACAGGTTTACAATTAACTACATCAATGGGTGATGAAGCAGCAGGTACTAATTTTACTGCTGAAGTATCTGGATTTGGATTACAAACTTTCATAACTCCTGTAGGAACTAAAGCAAATAACGATACTGAGATTGCACATAGTTTCTCTATGACAATGTCAGTAGGAAATACTACACATAAAGGTATTGCAAATGTTCCTGTAACAGGAATGGGAATGACTGGATCAGCTGGTCAAGCAGTTGGTGGATTAATAACTCCTGTAGATGTCAGCGGTATTGGAATGACTGCATCACTTGGAAATATAACTTTAATTCAGTCAACAAATGAATCTATTACAGGATTTGGAATGACTGCATTGATGGGAGATGAAGGACCTATCCCACAAGTTATGGTTGGAACAACAGGTCAACAATTAACTAGTTCTATTGGTTCTGTGGGACCAATAACTGGTACTGCAACTGTTCAATTAACTGGTATAGTATTGACACCAACAGCTGGACAGCTTAATATAAACGCATGGGCCGAGATCGATCCTGACGTAACTAATGTTTGGACAGAGGTTGATTTAGCAGCATAGATAAGGTAAAATAAAAATTATTTAGGAGAAAATTTTATGGCATCAAGTTATTCAACAGACCTTAAACTGGAGTTAATGGTAACCGGTGAAAACGCGGGTACATGGGGTGATAAAACAAATTCAAATTTAAACTTAGTTCAACAAGCAATCGCTGGTTTCGAATCAATTGCACTTAACGATGGTGGAAATGTTGCATTAGCAATGTCAGATGCAAACCTATCAAATGCAAGAAATATGGTTCTTAAATTTACTGGAACTTTATCTGGTGCTTCTACTGTAACTATTCCAGATGGAATAGAAAAATTCTACATCATAGATATGAGATCAGTTGTAGCTCCACAAAATTTAACTATTAAAACTGTTTCTGGAACTGGTTTTGTAACAACTGAAGCAAAAATTATTGCTGCATATTCTGATGGAACTAACATGAATGAAATCGCGTTAGACACATTAGGTGGAACTATCGGAACAGGACAAATTGATGATGATTCAATTACAAGTGCAAAAATTTCTGCTAACCAAATTATAAGCACAAAAATAGCAGACAATGCAGTTTTATCTGCAGCTATTTCAGCAAACCAAATTGTAACCGCTAAAGTAGCGGATGCTGCTATTACATCAGCAAAACTTTCTGCAACAACAGTAACTGCTGGTGATTACACAGTTGCTAGTATTACAGTAAATGCTCAAGGACAAGTTACTGCAGCATCTTCTGGATCAGCTGGTGAAGCAGACGAATTATTTTTTGTTCAAGGAAACGGTGATACTGGTGTTATTGCAAACCCAGAAACTAAAATGAAAGCTGGATCAGAAGTTATGGTTTATGCACAAGGAGGAGCCGGTGGCGGAGGTGGAAACCTTGGTCAAAACGGTGGTCCATTCGGTGGTGCTCAAGGTTCTGCTGGAGGAATGGTTTTCTTCGTAACAACTTTATCAACTGCATTAGCTTCATCTCCATACACACTTGGAGCAGCAGGAACTGGTGGACCATCAGGGCCAAATCCAGGACAAGCAGGTGGAGACACTATTGTAACTAACTTTATTACTGCACCGGGAGGAACTGGTGGAGACGGTGGAAACAGAGGACCTCAATCTGGAGGAAACCCTTCTAACAGAGGTATCGCATTACCTCCTGTTAACCCATTAGCAACAGTAAGTTACAGCCCGTTAGCACCTACAAATGCTTATGGTTCAAACGGTGGTGACGGAACTTTAAACAATACATTTGTAAACCCTAAAGCAATTAGTGGACACATTATGAAAAATGTATTTTCAACACCTGGTACATTAGGTGAATATGGAAATAACGTAGGTGGTCTTGGAGCAGAGACAAACCAAAACTCACCAAGTCCAGCAATTGTTCCAACACAGGCAGGTTTTGCTGCTTCGGGTACTGCATTCATTGGTATAATGGTTAAGAATTAAGGAGAATAAATTATGGCTAAACACATTGGATTTTATCACGAAGGACATACACCAGATTTTCTTGCATCAAGTGATGCTGAAAAAGCTGCTATTAACGAACATGCACCTTATGTAATTTGGGTAACTGTTTCAGATGAAGATTATGCAAAAGTCCACAACTCAACTCATGAATGCCGTGAAAACGGAGGAAGTATTGATTGGGGAGTTAATCATAATCCAGTTGACTTTAGTAAAGAAGATACTCAAGCTGACATTAATCACGAAATAGATGCAATAAATAAATGGCTTGTTTGTGCTAAAGCTACAGATGCAGCATCAATTTCTGCTTGGACAGCTTACTTAAATGAGCTAAGAAATCTAGATTTAGATTCAGTTACAACTACATTTCCAACAAACGGAAATAACGCTATATTACCATTAGAAACAAATGGTGATATTACTGAATTTAGAAACATTAAAAGATTACCGTAGTATTTTTTAAATAATTGTATATATATTCTCTATGAGTCAAATCATAGAGTTTTATACTCAGCCAGAAATAGCTACTGACAAATCAATTTTACCTGTTCCAATTAAATTAAATATACCAGAGTGGTTTAAAAAACTTGATGGTAAAAAAGATTTAGTTAAAAACTGCATGCCTTTTTTAGATACAATTACCACTGGGTATGCTCTCAAAACAACTTCTGATATTTACATTAAACACAATTTTCTTGATGACGATAATAGACCTAATACTGAAATGAAATGCCCGTATCATGCTAATCCAGAGTTCTACGATAGATTAGCTATTAATGTAAACAAAAGAGGTAATGCCGAACATCCTAGATGGCAGTTAGAAGGATCTTCACTATTAAATAGAAATTCAAATTTAAAAGTAAATAAAATAGTTTATCCATTTACAGTTAGAACACCTAAAAACTATAGTTGTTTGTTTGTGCCTCCACTTAATAACAAAGATGATAGGTTTGAAATTATACCTGGTATTGTTGATACAGATACTTACCCAATGGAAACAAATTTCCCATTTATTGTAAATGGAGACAAATACCCTAAACTAGAATTTACTGTCAAGAAGGGTACTGTGTTTGCTCAAGTAATACCTTTCAAAAGAGAAGCTTGGAAAATGGAAGTTAAAACACAAAGGCAAAGTGCTTCGGATAGTTACACATATCGATGGTTTACAATTCTAAAACATAAGTATAAGAATATTGCATGGAACAAAAAAACTTTTCGCTAACAGATCACATATTTAAAATAAATGAGTTTCTTGATTACAGAGTGCTCACTAAATTAATGAAGTACATAAATAAATTAGATGCAGAGAATAAATTTGGTGATGCTGCAATAATAGGAGAAGGTGGTATACAAAAAAATGAATTTATTGAGAAAAAAATTAGAAACACTAATAATTATTGTCTTACAAACTTAAACGATTCTAAAACAGATCAACATTGGTGTAATTTTTTATTGGCTGCTTTTAGAAAAGCTTGTAGACATTATAATAAACAATACGAACATCTTCGTGTAAGTGATGTCACCGATATTCAAATATTAAAATACCCAGTAGGTGGTCACTACATACAACACACAGATGATCATTTTAATATATCAAGAACACTAAGTTTTATTTATAGATTGAACAATGACTTTGAGGGTGGTGATTTAGTTTTTAATGATAGAGATAATGAAATGATGAGACTTAAACCAGAACCTAATTCTTTAGTTGTATGGCCTAGTAATTTTTTATATCCACATGGAGTTGAGCCTGTAACTAAAGGTGTAAGATGGAGTATCGTAGCATGGGCAAGATAAAAAACGGTTACATGGTAATTAAAAATATGCTTACTAAAGAAGAACAATTATTATTAGAGCACTACACTAGTATACAACATAGGTTTAATACTAAAAATTTTGATGGCTCAGGACAAAGCGATAATATGGATACTTGTTTTTATGACGATCCAATAATGGAATCTTTATTATTATCAAAAGTAGACCTAATGGAAAGAGCAACAAATTTAAAATTATTTCCAACATATACTTTTTGGAGAATGTATTCTTATGGTGCACACCTAGCAAAACACATTGACAGAGAATCTTGTGAGATATCTGTTACAATTAACATAGCTGGAGATGGAACACCATGGCCAATCTATATTGGTAAATCAGAAATTAACTTAGAGCCTGGTGATGGTGTTATTTATGAAGGTATTGATAATGAACATTGGAGAGATGAGTATTCAGGTGATGGACAAGCACAAGTATTTTTACATTATGTTGACCAAAACGGTCCTTATAAGGACTGGAAATATGATAAGAGAATTGGGATAGGCTATCCCAAGGTTACAATTAAGCGATAAATTTGATATAATGGTTTAAAATTATGCCATTAACAAACGTACAAATTAGACCTGGATTTAATAAACAAGTTACTGCAACTGGTGCTGAAGGCCAGTGGACAGATGGTGACTTTGTAAGATTTAGATACGGCTTGCCTGAAAAAATAGGTGGGTGGGAACAAATAACAGATAAGACTGTTGTTGGAGCAGTAAGAGAACAACTTATTTGGGCTGACCTAGATGGTAGAAGATATGCAGCACTTGGTACTAACAAAGCATTAATTATTTATTACGAGGGTAATTTTTACGATATTACACCTTTTGATAGAACTATTACAGGAGTTACCTTTGATACTACGGACACACAATCACAAGTGACTGTAAACAAAACTGCTCATGGTTTAGTAGCTGGTGACTTACTTACATTTACTTCTGTTGTAGTTCCAGTAGGATCTGGTTATTCAACATCTGACTTTACGACCAATACTTTCGAAGTTGTATCTGCACCTTCAGCGGATACGTTTACAGTGACAATGGCCACCGCAGCAACAGGAACGACCAGTGCTGCAGGATCTGCTACCGTAAATCCCTATGTTAATGTAGGTCCTCTAACGCAGACAGCTGGTTACGGTTGGGGTACATCTTCATACGGTGGGGCAACAGGAACCTTATCAACTCTCGATGGATCTTTAGCTGATGATACTGCAGGTAATAATGGGTCATCAACAGAAATTACATTGACAAGCACAACAAATTTTCCAAACTCAGGAACTATCAAGGTGGGGACTGAGTTTATTTCATACACTGCTGTTACCGGAAATGTTTTAGAAGGAATAACAAGAGCTGTTGCAGGAACAAGGACAGCACATTTGAATGGAGCTACAGTCGAATATTATACAGCTTGGGGACAAGAATCTACAACGAGTTCAGTAATTCTAGAACCTGCTTCTTGGTCACTAGACCACTTTGGTGAAAAACTTATTGCTACAGTAAAGAACGGTAAAACATATGAATGGAATCCTATACAAGCTACGGGTAATGCTCTTCAAACAAGAGCTACAGTAGTAACTGGAGCTCCAACGAGATCTGTAATGTCTATTGTTTCAGAAAGAGATAGACACTTAATTATACTTGGTACAGAAACAAATATAGGACAAACCACATCTCAAGATAAAATGTTTATTAGATTTTCAGATCAAGAAACTATAGATACATATTTACCAACATCAACTAATACTGCAGGTACTTTTAGACTTGACTCTGGGGTTAAGATTGTTGGTGCTGCTAAAGCAAAAGATTATATTCTAATTCTTACAGATACTTCTGCATATGTAATGCAATTCGTTGGACCACCTTTTACATTTTCTATAAGACAGGTAGGAAGTAATTGTGGAGCTATAGGTCAACATTCTATTAAATATGTTAATGGTAAAGTTTATTGGATGGGACAAGCAGGTGGTTTCTTTGTTTATGACGGTACAGTTAAAAACGTACCTTGTTTGGTAGAAGATTTTGTTTTTACATCTAAAGGAAATAATTTAGGTATAAATTTTACATCTGGTGAACAAATTTATGCTGGACTAAATCACTTGTATGAAGAAATAAGTTGGTTCTATCCTAAAGCTGGCTCTTTTGCTATTGATAGAGTAGTAACTTTTAATTACACAGAAAACACTTGGACAACAGGATCCTTAGCTAGAACTTCTTGGTATGACGCAACACTCTATGACAATCCATATGCTTCTGAGTTTAGTAATACTGGAACGCCATCTTTTCCTACAATACTAGGAGTAAGTGCAGCTAATGGTGCATCTACATACTATGCACATGAAGTTGGTAATGATGAAGTAGATTTTTTAGGTAACGCAACTGCAATCCCTGCATTTATACAATCAGGTGACTTTGACTTATCTGATGGTGGTGATGGTCAATTTTTTATGAGTATGAAACGATTCATTCCAGATTTTAAATTATTAGTTGGTGATGCTGAAGTAACCATTAATTTACGCGACTATCCAACGGACACCGCAGCGTCCTCTCCACTTGGACCATTTACAATTAATAGTACAACTGATAAGGTTGATACACGTGCAAGATCTAGATTTGCTAGTTTAAAAGTTGCAAACTTATCTACAGGACAAAACTGGAGATTTGGAACATTTAGAGCTGATGTACAACCAGATGGTATGAGAGGATAATGGAAGATTTAATTTTAGAACAATATAATCGTCAATTAGCACAAAACGCTGCAGATACATATAATCAAAATCAGAGAATGCAGAATGTTAATGCTGCTGCAATGGATGTTATTCAACAAGGGTTTCAAAATCAACAAGGTTTACAAACCTTAGCTGGTAGTGACATGAGTTTAAACATGGGTACATTAAATGCTCCTAATACAGGTATTGGTCCTTTGGTTTATCAAGATGGTTTTACATATGCACCAGATGATCCAATGTTAATGGAAAAATCTAATTACAATGAACCTCCGAAAAAACAAATACCAGATACTTTAAAAAGAATGGGTATAAGTCTAGGTGCTAAGGCCCTAGGATTGCCTGCAGCCGTTGGAACGGGACTAGGCCTAGCCTTTGCCCCTATTGCAGGCATAGCGAGCTTCTTTGGAGGAATAAACGATAGTATTCAAGGCAGCTTATTTGGTAGATCAAAAACACTTGCAGCTTACATGCAGGCAAAAAGAGATCAAAAAGTAAGAGAAGCTGTACAAAGAAGAGGTGATATAAAAAGGGTGCAAGCAGACATAGATAGTGGTAAGTATAATACCAACAAAGGCAGTTTCACTGACAAAGATACTGGACGAGAAAACTATGGAGCAGATCAAACAAGTAGCGGATCAACAAGAAGTGCGAGTAGAAGCGGCTTCGATTCTGCTGAAAGAGGTGCTGCACTACACGGATAACACATGCAAGATCTACAAGTAGTAGATAATTTTTTTGATGATTTTGATTTTATTTTGCAGCAAGCAAATAAAAGAGAATATTTTGATGCAGATCAATTCAGTTTTGACACTGGTGAAATAAATACTTGGCCTGGTAAAAGAACTAAAAATTTATTTCATGACGAAACATTACACGATTACATTGTAAATATTACAAAAAAAAAGTTTTCTGTTGTAAAACACAAAGGGATAAATTTAGGATTTCATAAAAGGTATAGTGAAGATAATTCTAAGGATTGGGTTCATACTGACGCTAGTGAATATGCTTTAATAGTTTATTTATCTAAAACAAATTTAGATTCAGGTACAGTTTTTTATCAAGGAGAAGAAAAACAAATGACAATAAATTTTGTACAAAACAGAGCTATATATTTTAAAGGTTCTTATCCACATAAATCCTTATTAAATTATGGACAAGAAGATGATTGTCGATTAACACTTAATGGATTTTTTTGGATATGATACGAAATGAGTTATTTGAAACTCCATTATGGAGCTCACAATTAAATTTAAATATTGATTTGTTATTAAAAATATTTGATGAATCAGTAAAAAATAATTACATGGCACAGAAAAGTTCTGTAGATGGTTCTATTCAAACACAAAATTTGTGTTCAGTAGGACCCTTTGCATATTCTAAAAATAAAATAGAAGAGTTATTTAAGGATACTACAAATCAAAGTGTATCTATAACAACTGCTTGGATTTGTAAAAACCCACCTGGTTCTAGAAACAAAAATCATATACATGGTGGATGTGATTTGTCTGGAGTATATTATATGAGAACACCTAAAAATTCAGGTAACATAATATTTTCTAACCCAAACCCTGTGGCTCAACACAAAGATTTAAACTCAAAAGACAAATGTTTTTGGCATCAATTTTCTTTGAAACCTGTAGAAAAAGGTATACTATTTTTTCCGTGTTGGGTGCCTCATGAGGTAGAGACTAATAGATCACAAGAAGATCGACTAGCATTATCATTTAATATGGTTTATATTTAACTATGGCAAAAATTAACATTATTATTCCAGAACCTACTAGTGAATATACTGAAGATAACCAAAGGCAAATTGCACAAGCCTTGAGAACTTTAAAAGACCAACTTAATACTACGTTTCAAGTTGATCAAACAGAGGAGGACCAAGCATTTACTTGGTTTAATAATTAATGTCTTTACAATACAAGAATCAATCTTTTGAGCTGACAACAAGTAATCTTACAACTGTGTTGACTATTGATTCTCAATCAAGAGCTTTAATAAAAGGTATGAATATAACAAATCAAACTGCAGGAAGTATTTTGGTTAAATGCAAAGTAAAAGATAATAGTGCAGCAAGTAATATAGAATTTTTTCACAAGACTGTTGCAAACGCTTCTACGGAGACTGATGTTGCGGGTAAGGTTTTAGTGTTAGAAGAAAGCGATAGTATAAAAATACAAGCTGATACAGCTAGTGCAATTCAAGGAGTAATATCTTATGCATTAATAAACAGATCAGATCAGAATGGCTAAACAAAAATTTACCCATTTTATACCTAGAGACAAACCTAAGAAAAGAGGACCTGGGGCACACAAGAAAAATAAAAATAAGGATGAGAAAAGAAGAATGAAAAAACAACGCTATAAAGGACAAGGAAGAGTATGATTTTTAAGAGGATACAAGGCAAAGAGTTTAGAATTGAGTTTACACTTGATGAAATAAAAATAATTAATAAACAAAAATATTTTGATTTATCTGTTGAAGGAGCTGCTAAGTTTGCAGGAAAATTAATGGGGGCAGCAGTTGAATTACGTTCAGAAGTGTATAAAATAGATAAGCAAATAGGAAACGAAAAGTTAAATGAAACAGAGGTAATAAAATAATGTCTGACGATTTGATTAAGATACCAGCGGTAGCGAAAGAAATTGTTAAGCACAAAAGAACAGGTAAGGTGTATGATAGCAAAGCTCATTTTGATTCTGATGTTGCTGATCCCAACACTGACACTACTGTGGATGATTTTCAACAAGACCTAGAAATAAAGGTTGCAAAATTGGAGTTAGTTAGTAAAACCAAAGAATAATGTTTCAACAATTGTTTGGTAGTCCTGTTTGGGTAACTAAAATAGAACCACAAAAATTATTTCTTAGCAGTAAAAATTTTAAGGAACATTGGAGTAGTCGAACTTTATCTTCTTTTAGTGATAATCCAGAAGATAATGTTTTTAGCGAAAATGGTGAAAGCTATCTACTAAATAAAATATCTAATTGTCTTATTGATGTAAATGTAAAGAAAATAAGATTAATACAAATTTGGCGAAACATTTATCAAAACACTTTTCAAGATAGACATATGCATGCTAAATCACATTTTAGTTTTTCTATTTATGAGAAGATACAAAAACCCCAGACTGTTTTTTATCACCCAGCATATGACATGATTTATGCTTTAGGACTTGAACATTATATACAACCCACAATACAACCTAATGTTGTTCAAGGTGATATGGTTGTATTTCCAAGTTATCTACAACATATGGTTAAGAATAGTGATCAGACTATGACCATTAGCGGCAACATTGAAATAGTAGAATGAAGTTTTTAGGTCTTAGATTGTGTGAACATGATTCCAACATTTCTTATTCTGATGGAACAAAAGTAAAATATTTTAAGCACGAAAGGTATAATCAAATTAAACACTATGGGTGTAACAACCTATTCGAGTGGTGTGAAATAGAAAATTATTTCAATATAAAATTATCTGAGCTAGACGCAATAGCCATAGTTGTTGATATTTTTAGATACCCAGAATTAAAAAAAGAAGATCCACAAGCTCTATTCGAGAAATTTGTAATACCACACAAACCATTTACTGATTTAGATTGTCCAGTATTTAGAGTTGACCATCATTATGCACACAGCTTATCTAACTGGCCACTTGTAGATAAAGCTGATGTTGATTTTGTATTGGATGGGTTTGGTGATTTAAGAAGATCTTGCAGTATATTCTCTGACAATAAATTTGTAGATGTATTTACTTTAGAGACTATGTATTCTCTAGGCAAACAACTTGCTCTTATGGGTCAGCACATGAATATATTTGCAGTTGGTGATGATGCTGCTGGTAAACTCATGGCCTTGAAAGCCTTTGGTAATGTAAACCAAAAATATTATAATTACATGTCACAGTTTGAATTAAACGATACCAAAAAAATATTTGATTTTAATGAATTTGTTAAATGTGTAGGCAGTGAGTTAGCTGCTAATTATAAATTTATAGATTATCTAAGAACTTTACACGATTACATGGAGGTTGCATTTCCTAAATTTTTTATGAAGTATGCTAAATCAAGTGATGTCATAACTTACTCAGGCGGAGTGGCTCACAATGTATGTATCAATACACAAATAAGAAAACAATTTCCTAAATTAATTATACCTCCTCATTGCAATGATGAAGGACTATCTTTAGGTTGTATAGAATTTTTAAGACAACACTTTAATCAACCCAAATTTGATAAGACTGGCTACCCCTACTGGCAAACAGATATGAAACCAGACAAAGAACCATCAACAGAAACAATAAAAAAGACTGCTGAAGATTTAGCTAATGGTAAAATTATTGGTTGGTATCAAGGACATGGTGAGATTGGACCTAGAGCTTTAGGTAATAGATCTATACTAATGAGCCCAGAAGTTAAAAATGGAAAACACATTCTCAATAGCAAAGTAAAACACAGAGAAGATTACAGACCTTTTGCTGCATCTATTCTGATGGAAGATACAAAAGATTATTTTGATTGGGAAGGAGAAAGTGATTTCATGAAGTATAGCGTTAAGTTTAAAGATAAAGTATTTGAACCAATTTCACACATAGATAACACAAGTAGAATACAAACTGTAAAACCTAATTTAAATATATACTATGAGTTGATATCAGAGTTTAAAAAAATTACAGGATTGCCAATGTTATTAAATACTTCTTTAAATGATAATGGTAAACCAATAGCAGGTAAACCTTCAGATGCATTGGCTTTACTAAAAAATTCAGAGTTAGATTCTTTAGTTATTGGAGATACAATTGTAGGTAAATGATAGATAAAATTATACATAGCTTTGACAATATAAGATGTCAAAATTTATTTGATGATTTTGTTTTTATTCATTGGGAAGAAAAAGAAGTTAACGACTTTTTAGAAAAAAATTATAAAGACAAACTTAAATTTTTTAAAAACATAAATTTTTATTTAAAAAAAGATTTTGTAAAAACTTGTATCTTACATAGATACGGAGGTATATTTATTAGCGGCCACTTGGATGTACAAAAAAATTTCTACAATGAATTAGATCCTGTAAGGATGAATATTTTAGAAAGATATGAAAACAATGAAGTAGCTTTGGATGATTCAATGGTAGCATCAGAAAATAACATGCCTGGCACAATGGTTATATTAGATAACATAATTAACAATAGTCTTTTTGAAGAGGTCGATAAACATAATTATAATAAGTATGGCTTTTTAGAATCTGCTAAAGAACTGCGTAAAAGATTTTTAGATGGATATAATGTGTTGCCTCACAATCAATTTAATGTTAAAAAAACTGATATTGACTTATACAACCGAGAAAAAATATATATTATAAATGAATCCTAGAGGCGGAACAGAGTTACAAATGGAAATGCTGCTAAAGCATTGTCCTGAAGATTTAGTCAAAGCTGTGCAATTATGCACTTCTGTACCAGGTAAAATTCCTCTACACCCAACAAAACCAAATATTCTATGGCAAAAAAATTCTTTTGATCAACCCAACTTACAAGAGTTTTTTTCAAACAAAAACAGACATAGTGAATATGATTGGTATGTGTTTAACAGCCATTGGAACTACGAGAAGTTTAGATATTTTTTTGATATACCAGCCGACAAATCAATAGTTATTAAAAATGGTTGCACAAGTTTTCCGATAAGAAAAATATATAAGAAGGGTGATCCAATTAAATTAGTGCATCACTGTACTCCATGGAGAGGCTTGAATGTTTTATTAAGAGCAATGCAAGAAATAAAAAACACTAACATTACTTTAGATGTTTATAGTTCAACACAAGTTTATGGCGATGGTTTTAAAAGTCAGAACGATGATCATTTTAAAGACCTTTACGAGCAGGCAAAACAATTACATAATGTAAATTACATTGGTTACAAACCCCATGAATATATATTAGAGATGATGCCTAATTATGACATGTTTGTATATCCTAGTATATTTGAAGAAACCTCTTGTATCTCAGCAATCGAAGCAATGTCAGCAGGAGTACATGTAATTACAAATAATTTAGGAGCTCTATACGAAACTTGTGGTGAATGGCCTGTATATGTTAATTACACAGATAATTTAGAGAATATGGCTATTGCTACAGCACATGCAATAGAAGTTGCAGCAGGTTATTTACATGAAGATTTTATGCAGGAACACTTAGCAGAGCAACAAAAATACTACAAAAGATTTTATAGCTGGAAGAAAAAAGGCATGGAATGGGAAAATTTTTTAAAAGGAGTTTTACATGCAAAAAAATAAAACTTATGTAAATGAAGACACATACCAAACGCTTCAAGATGTACAAGTTAAACCTCTTAAACCTAGACCTAAAACTCAAGATTACTCAAAAGCTATTACACCTCTTTGGAAGAAAAAAGATGAATTTAAATTACAACTAGAAGAAGCACCTTATAGATTATTAGTGTGCACACCAGTGCATAGTGATGTATCTTTACATTACACACAAGCGTTATTATTGTTTCAACAAGCATGTCACCAGAAAAAAATACCAGTACAATTTCAATTAATGAAATCATCATTAGTTACACAAGGTAGAAATCTGTGTGTTGCAGCATTTTTAGAATCTAACTCAACGCATATGTTGTTTATAGATTCTGATATAGCTTTTAACCCTGATTCTATTTTTAAAATGGTTGGATTAGACAAAGATGTAATATCTATTCCTTACCCACTAAAAACCTTTTCTTGGGAAAAAGGATTTGAAAAGTTTAAAAAAGGTGAAATAAAAACACCAGATGATTTAAGAAAATCAATGAATCAATACCCAATGAGAGTAGAAAATAACAATGATATTAGAATGGATAATGGTGTTATAGAAGTAACTCATTCACCAACTGGATGTATGCTTATCAAAAGAGAAGTTATAAATAAGATGATTAAAGCTTATCCAGAACTAGAAATTGTTCAAAACACTATCATTAACGGTAAACCAGAAATTAAACCTCACATGTGGAACTTTTTTGATACTATGCATGATCCAGAAACTAAAACATATCTAGGAGAAGATTTTGCATTCTGTAAATTATGGAAGGATATAGGCGGTAAATGTTACTCTTATATTCTAGATAATATAACACATGTTGGTGAACATCAGTATGATGGTCGATTTGTTGACGAGTTGATTAAAGACAAGTAAAATGGTAATATTTACCATTAAAGATCTTTAAAGGAGTTATATACTAGATGTTACAATTTTTACCTTATGCCCTAGCTGCCTACGGAGGATACAAGGGCTATAAAGCAAATAAGGATGCAGGAGCATCTGGTCTAAATCGAATACTTGGTGGTATTACTGGTGCTGCAGCTGGATACTACGGTGGTAAAATGGTGCCTGGTGTGTCAACTTCTGGATTTACACCTTTTACACAATCACAAATAGGTCAGGGTATCATGCAATATCTACCCGCATCAATGCAAACAAGTTCATCAAATGCTTTAGCAGAAGGTGCTAAGGGAGCTTTAAAGACAGCTACAGACAATGATGATGTAAAAAGAAGTATGCTACAAAGATTGTT